TTCTAAATACTCAAATCTTTCTAAACCTATCTTTTTAATTAGTGCTTCTCTGTATGGTATTAAATTACCTGACAAATAAGTATTGCAATACTCACACGCTGAGTGTACATTATCTTCATTGAATCTAACAGAGTAATGATTATTTGCATTGTAGTAATGTGAAGCATTAACCTTTTTCATGTTTGGATTACCACACGATATACAAGGCAGTCCGTCATCCCTTTTACGAATGAATCGATTAAAGATTACCTGAAGCTCTTTAACATGGTCTGAATAAGTTTTTAGCTTATCCTTTAGCTGCTTTTTTTCCGCTTTCCATTCTTTGTCTTTAACCTTCTTACTCCATTCTAAAATACAGCTAGGTTCTAAACAAGTCTTTTCAAATGAAGTCCATTTATATTCAAATTTATGCGTACAAATTTTGCATCTAGGCATTAGTCAGCTCTCTTAATTTATTATCATATTGCATACTCGCTGTTAATTCACAATTATAATATCCTAAATGATATGTTTTTTTTTCATAAGTTATGGATGCCATCCACTTCTCCTTAATTTTATGCCATGTAACACCAGTATATATACTGCTTGATTTACCTTTACTTCCTTTAGAAATATTAAATCTATGTGTAACTAATTGTAAATTGTCTACGTTATTATTCTTAGGGTTTGCGTCTATATGGTCTACAACTAATTTTAATCCATTTGGTGTATGGTTAAGAAATGCTATTGCTACTAATTGATGCGCTCTCTTATTAATAGATTTGCCATCTTTACATAGTCCGTAAGCACAATAACCAAAACCATCATAACTAGCTTTTAATATTTTTCCGTTATATACCCTACTTCCTCTAGATGTTTTAGTTACCCTATCTAAACTTTTAACCCTACCTAAGTTTGATACTTGATACAAATCCTCGTATCCTTTTATTTCTTTCCAAATTTCTTTCATAATATTAATCTTTATCTAGTTGCCCTATTACGTGCTGTATAAACTTCTCCATTTTATTACTATACCATTCCGCAAACTGCTCCTTTGTAGGGTCGCTCCCTTTCTTTTGCTTACATAAAATATAAAGAGCATTTCTTAGTCTTTCGGCTTTGCTTTTACCTGATGGTTTGTCTAGTACCACCTTATCTATTTGGTTTATTTCATCTGTAGAAAGTCCTTCGCTTTGTTTAAAGTATAATACTCCAGAGCTGTCTAGTAGTTTATCTACTTCCATTAGTTCGCTGCTGCTTTGCTCTAGGCTTGTAATAAATGAAATTTTTAAGCTCTTGTCTTTTCTGCGAGTTACACCATCTAGTGTACATTGTTTTAATAGTTTCATGTCGTTTTGTTTTTAGTTTATTTTATTAGTCCATTGTTCTGCCATTGCTTTTGCTATTCCAGGAAAGGTCTTGCTCCTTGTGTGTCCATCTCCTCTAGCTTCTGCATACCATTTAGCCATTCTTTTACCTGAATCAAAGGTAACAAATTCGCCTTTACCTACATGAGTTACCTCGCTGTCAAATAAATTAGGTATCTTATTGTGATAAAGTAAAGGTAAGTTTTTAAGCCATAAACAAGTCGATTTGCTAAACTCATCCCCAAACATATAAGGGTGTATAATTTGGTCAGGCTTTCTGTATCTTGTACTCATTAATCCGATAGGGTTCTCAATAGCTATCTTTTCTATTGGTGCGTTAACCATCTTCATAAAAAACTTAGCTCCTAGCTCTCTGTCTTTTAATCTTTGTTTTGCTTTCTCTCCATAAACATCTACGTTATTCCATCGGTTACCAGTTACAGTTAAATATGTGCAAGGAGGAAAGGCTATTAACATATCAAATCCATTGTTTATTATCTCTAATACATCTCCTTTGTAGTGTGGTAATCCTTTCGCACCATCGTAATCTAGGTCGCAGCTCATAGCATCGTGACCTCTATTAATTAGTTGCTCAGTTACTGCTTGGCTTTCTTCACAGGCTACTAAAATTTTCATAGTTCTTTAGTTTTATGTAGTTCGATATATTCAGTTATGTTATTTGTTCTTTGGTCTGCTAAATTTGCTCTTGTCCTAAGTTTACTGTTCTCTACAGACAGTTTATATATCTGTGAATCTTTGTTTTTTAATTCCTTGCTATACATTATGCTCAGGTCATATAGCTTGTTAATCTGTTCTAAGGCACTTTTAAGCGTGTGTAACGTATCTTTAGTTTGTTTTGATAGGGTAACACCCTTTAGAGCATCTTCTTTGCTTAGAGGTGTTATATACGCTCCGTTCTTTTCTAGCACCCTTTCAATAAGGATGTTTAATTCTAGTTTTGTGGTTAACTGTTCTAGTGTCATATCTTAAATTCTTCTTCTTCCATGTAACCGTTTAGCCAATCTTCGTCTTTTGTTGGATTAGGTTCTATGGTGTGGTTAATATCAAATGCTTTATTAGGTTTTAATTCTGTTTGTTTAGGCTCTACTATAGGCAATTCACTTAAAGGGTTTTTAGCATTAGGCGGTATAATATTATAATCTGTTTGACGAATGTAACAATTAAAACTTAAACCTCCTTTATCCATGTGAAAAATTACAGGGTTTTTTAAAAATGTAGGTGTACCTCCAGACTCATTCTCTTTTATTTTTTTAACATGGATTTCTGTTTTCATCCATTCAGATTCGTGCTGAGTCATTCTGTGAATTACGATGAAATCATCGCTACGATTTACCCACTTGCCGCCACCTTCAATATCACTACTATTTAAACAAATAGGAAAGGATTCAAAGTCATGCCCTTTTGGATAAACCTTCCTAAGAGCTTCTGTGTTTCCATGAGCAAGTAAGTAAATACTTTTATTATTTTGTTTACAGAACATTCTAAACTCACTAGCTACTGCATAATCTCTTTCGTGGCTATTGCCTTTTATATCTTCGCAGGTTGCTAAACTATTGTATGGGTCTATAACCAAAGCATCAAAGTACTCGCAATCTTCTAAAGCTGCTTTAAACACATCTCTAAAATTCATAAACCTTTTATTAATTCTGTAGAACTTTTCAAAATCAACAAATTTAAAATGCTCTCCTATCCAGTTAAAATGGTATTCATACTGCTGCTCGTCTAAGTCTTTTAGTTGTTTACCTGCGTGTAGTTGTATTAAATCTCTTTTTATCCCTCCTGTGCTATTCTCTGCGCTAAAGATTAAAAACTTTTTACCATGCTTTACAGCTAGACAAAGGTAGTAGTATAAAATAAATTTAGTCTTTCCTACGTTCGCATGCCCAGCCATGACATTAAAAGTTCCTTGCTTGTATCTTAGATGAGAATCTAGAGGAGCGCCTATCTCTAATCCCATTTTAAAACTTCCATCCCTAATAGAATCTAAATACTGTTTACCTGAGTTGTTTTCTAATATCATGCTAGGTAGTCTTTAGGGTGAATAACTAATTTTTCTTTTTGCTTTGGGTATTCTTTAGCGAGCCATTTCTTAGCTGTAAGATATAAACTTTTATAAGATTTGTTTTTTGAATAGTTTTCTATAGCATCTAAAATATAGTCTATTTGTTTTTTACTGTATTCCTTATCTAACTTTCTTACATCTTCAACAGTTATACTTAAATGGTCAAAACTGCGATACACTAACTTCTTTTCTTTCTTTACATTCTTGTTAGTTGTTATCGGTTTGTTATCCGTTTGTTGCTCGTCTGTTAGTTTGCTTGTTATCACTTGGTAATCTTTGTACTTAACTATTTGTATTATAGTACCTTGCGAGGTTGAAACGCTTGTTATTTCGCTTGTTGATTTTAGCTTACTAATTGAAGTCCTTATTTTTTGGGTGCTAAGATTTAGCTCTTTTGCTAGTTTATCGTAGCCAGTCATTATCTGACCTTCTTTTATATTAACTCCCCTGTAGTTTCTAGGCTTATGATTAGCCTTTAAAAGTAAGTGTAGAAATAACCTTAGTGTATTTGGTTCATCGTACCACTCCCATTCTAGAATCTGTCTGTGTATTTTAATCCATCCGTTACTCATTTTTTCTGCATAAAAAAAGACCTATAGGTTTGTTGATGCAGCAACTCCCCTATAAGCCTTAAGTATTAGTATTCTATGAATAGTAGTTACTTCTGCATTTAACCACTATATACCTATTGTAATATTTTTATTTAGTTGTACAAATATAAGCTATTTTATTTTATATCCGTTGCTTAAAAA